GAACTGCCCTTGATTTTTCTGGCAAAGATTGATCCCCTGCAAAGGCATTTACTCTCGGCTCACAACCAAGTGCATGTTCTGGAGTAAGAGTCCATGAAACCCAAGAAGGGATCTTCGCAGTATTACTATGATCGAGGATATATCCTTTCCGACAAATTACAGTGTCTTTGTCTTTGGTGGATGGCATCCCAAACGGAATATGGGCCTTGCATGATTGTACTGGGAGAGGTGCTGTTTGTTCTGCAGCAATGGAAAGAGTGGGAGCAATGATTAGTAAGAGTGCAATCAAAAACTTCATTATATTCTCCAATTATAGCGAAAGTAACTTGAAGGAATCATTATTTAGATCTTGCTTGATTCCACCAACAAGATAAGATTCTATTTCTGCTTCTTGGGGAGCTACCTGAAGCTCTTTAGAGTTTAGCCAATGCTGTGTCCAAGGAAGAGGATTTGACGAAGCTTTCTGATTATATATAGGCTCGAGACCAACTGCCTTCATTCTCTTATTAGCAATCCATTCGATATAGTTCGAAAGAAGATTCTCTGAAAGCCCAATCATCGAGCCATCTTTAAACAGATACTTTGCCCAGGCTTTCTCTTGATCGACGGCATTTCTATACATCGAGATAGTGTTCTCCATTTCCTCTGAAATAATCTGTTTCATCTGTTGATCATTCTCAGTAGTATTATATGCATTGAGAATGTGCTGAGTGATGGCGAGATGCTGAGATTCATCCCTTGCAATTAAGGAGATAATCTTTGCCGAACCTTCCATCAACTTAATCTCACCAAAGGCAAAGGTACAAGCAAAAGAAACATAGAAGCGAATTCCCTCGAGAATATTGATCGATACTAGAGCGCGATATAATTTTCTCTTGAGTTCCTTGATTGCATCTTTTGTTTTATATTCTCCGGGGTGTGCCTTGTAGCGATAAATCTCTGAAAGCAATTCATCATAGTTCTTTGTAACCGAGGAGGATCTTTCGATGATCATCTTATCGTCTAGGACAGAATCATATATCACTGAGGCATCGGGATACAGATTCTTAATTACATAGGTATATGCACGAGAATGAATCGTCTCCATAAAATCCCAGGTAAGAATGCATGACTCAAGTTCTGGAATTGAACAGATGGGCAGAAGGGCAAGTGCTGGACCACGACCCTGTACGGAGTCGAGCATGGTCTGATATTTTAGATTTGTCGTGAAAATAAACTTATGCTCTGGCCTCAGATGTAAGTAATCGTTACGATCTTTCTGTAGAGATATTTCTTCGGGTCTCCAAAAGAAGGAAAGTTGTCTCTGAGTAAGCTTCTCGAAAACTGGATACTTGAATGTATCATATCTCTGTACATTTAATCTCTTTCCAAAGAAGATAGGTTCCTGTGTATAATCAACCTTATTTGTATTAAATACTGTCATGTCTTTACATTTTAATCCCACAAACCCTGGTAATATTTTCCAAACAGTTTCAGACCATTTGTGATTCGAGCCTGGTAAGCATCACGACCTTCTCGGTCGAATACATGCGTGTCGTTTGGACCAGTAACCATCTCAAGCAACTGTTTTTCTTTGTCAGTCTCGCCTGGAGTTTTATTGACAAAGGTAAAATCAATATTACCGGAATGAAACTGATCTTCCCAAGAATCATCAACGATGTTCTCAAAGGAAAATATCATTTGATTCATGACATACTCCCAGCGAAGATGATGATTGCCGTCACTATCCCATTCATTTTCTTTGGCTGGCGCAGTAGTTGACTTGAGATGTTCAGGCACATCTGTATCATCTACACTAGGAGATCCTTGCTGCACCTCCTTCAACTTTTTAAGAACAGGAAGAATGATCAATGCAAGAGTATGATCTGCACTCCAAGTGTCATAGTTGTCAATTCGAACTTTAATGTTGCGCTTCTTTTTGTCATCAACCCACTGACAAAAATCATTAACCCAGGTATTGCCTAGCCATTCTCCGATGGCATGAGCGCGATCTTCTCCAAGCAAACGCTCAAAGAAGAAATCAGCAATTTGATAAGGACCAATCCAATTCTTGTAAGGCCCAATATAAACTTTCATACTCTCTCTCCTAGATCATACATGAATCGCAATTTTCAGGCTCTTCTACTTTCTTCACTACATCATCGGTAGTAATCATTTTTATTTCATCCGAATCGTTATCGACCTTTCCGTCATATGTATTCGAGTAGTACGAGGTCTTCCAACCGAGCTTATATGTCGTAATCAAATCAGATACCATTACTGACATTGGGACTTCATTGTTTTCATAGTTCTCGGGATTATAAGACCAGTTTCCAGAAATGGCCTGATCAAAGAACTTCTGCATGATTGCTACGATATTGATGTATCCTTCATTAGATTTCATATCCCAAAGAAGTGTATAATTATTTTTAAGATTTGGATAGCCAGGAACGATTTGTTTAAGTGTACCCTGCTTTGACTTTTTTACAGACATGTAACCACGCGGTGGTTCAATTCCGTTAGTTTCATTAGAGACTACAGAAGAGGACTCAGAAGGCATCTGTGCAGAGACAGTCGAGTTTCTGATCCCCGTGGTCTTGAGTTTTATTCTAAGAGCTTCCCAATCATAATTATACTCGAAAGTGCCAAGAGAGTCAAGTTCTTTTTTATATGTATCGATAGGTAAGATGCCCAGGGAATACTTAGTTTTGTTAACATACTCACATGGTCCCTTCTCAATTGCTAGATCAGCCGAGGCATTCATTAGAGAATATTGAAATGCTTCTGATAGCTGATGGACCAAGGAAAGTGCCGAGGCATCGGAATACTTCATTTTATTCTTGGCAAGGTAATGAGCCAGACCAATGTAACCAACACCAAGTGATCTGCGCTTCTTTGTAAATCTCTCTGCGGCCTTGACTGGATATTCCTGAAGGTCAATAATTTCGTCGAGGGAACGAATGATCAGATCGCAGAGCTCTGTAATCTCTGACCTTGCCTTATCGCTCCATACTGGTAGAATACCAACATTTAGAGCAGATAGAATGCAAGTACCAATCTCACCTTCCTCTGAATCGATATGATTAATAGGTGTAATAGGTTGTGTGATTTCTTGACAGAGATTTGACATCGTAACCTGTTCTGTCCAGGAAGAGTGTTCATTACAGTGATCTATATTCATGATATAGATTCGGCCAGTCTCGGCACGTTCCTTTAAAATATTTACAAATAGATCACGTGCTCTAATCTTCTTTTTTGGAGTCTTGCTCTTTTCATACTTCAAATAGAGTTCATCAAACCCTGGCATTCCGAATGCTTCATATAGTCCAGGTACGTCATGAGGAGAGAAGAGAGAAATTTCTTCGTCATTTAGAAATCGAGAGTAGAATATTTTTGAGATCTGAATAGAGTAGTCTAGCTTTCGAACTCTATTCTCATCAGAACCTTTGTTATTCTTGAGAACAATAATGTCCTCGATTTCTTTATGCCAGATTGGAAAGTGAACCGTTGCAGATCCACCACGAATACCATTTTGAGTACAGGACTTGACCGTTGCTTCGAATACCTTGAGGAATGGTATAACTCCAGTATGTTCTACTTCGCCGCCACGGATGCGAGAACCAATAGAGCGAATACGACCGAGATTAAGACCAATCCCAGCCCTCCGGGCCACGTAATAACCCAGTGCAGTAGCTGTACTAAAGATAGAAGGAAGGCTATCATCAACATCCAAAAGAACACAAGAGGCAAACTGATGAATAGGAGTGCGGATACCAGCAATAATTGGAGTCGGTAGATTAATTTTGAAGGTAGAGATTGCATCATAATATTTCCTTACATATGACAGTCTGACCTCCTTCGGATATCTAGAGAAGATAACCAGCGAGATCATCATGTACATGAATTGAGGAGTCTCAAATACTTTCTTTGAAATCCTGTCTTGGACGAGGTATTTATCCACGACCTGCCGTAATCCTGCATAGGTAAAGGTCAGATCTCTGCTGTGGTCGATGAATGAATTGATTTTTTCGAGTTCTTCGATACTGTATAGTGAGGATACATCTTTATCATAGAATCCACGCTCGATATTATTATTAATGACCTCTGAGATGCTGGGATACTTGTAATCGCCAAATACTCTTTTAACCAGCGAGAAAATAAGCAGACGTGCAGCAACATATTGATAGTTTGGAGAATCAAGAGAAATCAAATCGGCTGCTGACTTGATCAAAATATTCTGAATGTCGTCTGTCGAGATATCATCAGTAAACTGAAGACCAGAATTAATTTCGACCAAAGAAGCCGATACATTATGAATGTCCCTACAAGCCTCTTCGACAACTTTATGAATCTTATCGATGTCGAGTGGCTCCCTTTCGCCAGAGCGTTTAGTTACATTTATATTAAATACCGCCGACATTATTATCTCCATACACCTTGAGACTTCGAAATTTTTACTTCATATTGAAGTTCCTCTGACGTATATCCATGACTTTGAATTTCTTGAACTTCGCTCAATCTTACTGGGAAGATTTCAGCGAGCACTGCCTTACACTCTCGAGCAACTTCCATGTGTTCTGCTTGAGTTCCATTCTTTTCCCTAAGAGCAATGTAATGAATCCAACTCCGAAGAGTGCCACTCATATATAGCGTTGATGGCGTCATTCCTTCTGGCAGTACTGCTCGAGCCTGTTCCTTGGCAATACCATTATTAATTGCCCAATCATATGCTTTCTGAGTTTCCATGGCAACAGTTGATTGAACTGCTTTCCACTCATCCTGCAAATTAGCATCATCAGACTTAACCGAGTTCTGGCGATTGTTTATGTCTTGAAGACGAGCTTCTCTTAATACAGGTGGACCAAATACCTTTGCATAACGCTGAGAGAATTCCTGAAATGAGAATGAACGATGGCGAAGAATTTGGCGAGCAATATCTCGAGTGGTCTTAATTTCCATGCAAACAGAAACCATTTCAAATGGTGACCAGTGAGCGTTTTTAATCAGATAATTGATGAGCTTCTTATTACGAATCGAAGCATCACCTTCTTGTTCCTGCCCTGCTGGATTAGAAACTCTCGCTACATATGCAACCTGATCTAGTAAAGACCAATCTGGATGCTCGATATCTTTTGTATAAGAAATAAGTTTGACTTGCATTATACTCTCTTCCACTGATTAAATCTGACCTTACTCAATAACCCATTATAAGTGTTCTTGCCTATAAAGTCAAGTAGATCTTCTTTCTTAACTTTATTATTGGTGATATATTCATTAATATCCTTTTCCTTGACATCATTCCAAAAGAAAACATTACATCCCTCATCAACTGCCTTCTCCATCTGATTGCAAACTTCTTTATTACGAGGTTGATTGTCAAAGATATATGTAGTAAAGTTTCTGATTACATGATCTTTTACTCGAAGAAGATTTGAGGTCGCTGCGGCAAGGCAGTTTGGTAAGAACAAACTATCGAGTGGACCCTCGACGACATATGATGTATTATTCTTATTAAAAACATCAAGACCATAGATCAACTCTTGATCGTCTTTTCTAAATGTAAGGTAACGAATCTTGGCATCTTTATCGAGAGCTCGAGCCTGTATCCCGATAACTTCTTTATTTTCATTATAAAATGGAATTATCAATCTTTCTTCTGATGTCAGAATAGTTCCATCATACTTTGTAAAATACTTACCAATCTTCTTTACGTCAGAACAGTAATATAATCTCTGATGATTCTCTACTGGGATACCACGAGAGTTACAGTACATCAATGCTTTATTATCGAGAGAAGTTCTATCAAGTCTCTGAAAAATGATGTCGAATGTTATATCTTTGGTCGAGGAGATAGAAGTGTTAGACTTACTTGGATCTTCGATGTGATGGTATCTCTTTGTTGCTCCAGCCTTCCACTTCTCTAGATTATATTTGGTATGTATTGCTTGATACATACTCTTAAGAAAGTATGGAAATGATGCCGAGTAATTACAGTTATGACAATAGGTGTTGACA